CGACACGGTTGCAGTAGCAAACGGTGGTACAGGTCTTAGTTCAATAGGTTCAGCGGGACAGGTTTTAAAAGTAAATGCCGCAGGAAATGGATTAGAATTTGGTGCAGAAGGTGATATATCAATCACAAATTTAGTTGCACCAACAAACGCAGATTTAACATTTACAACATCAGGCACTGGAAATATTGTATTAGATGCAGTAACATTAAATGGTACGACTTTCAGCGCCGCGGATTCAACACAAATTACATTCGCAGAAAATGTCGACGTCACTGGCACTCTAGGAGTTGCAGGTGCATTAAGTTCTTCGACAAGTTTAGCATTGGCATCAGGGGCAACAGTCACAGGCATTGCAGACGAAGACAACATGTCAAGCAACAGTAATACGCTTTTGGCAACACAACAGTCAATCAAAGCCTACGTTGACAGTGAGGTGGGAAGTATTTCCGCCACATCTATTGTACAAAACAATTCAAACATAACTGTTGCAGATACTGGAACTGGTACAATCACAGTAACAGTAGACGGATCCACTATTGGAACTTTTAACGCATCAGGTTTGCAACTAGGCGGTTCGGGTGCAAGAGTTACGACTGTATTAGATGAAGATAATTTAAGCACTGACAGTGCAACTGCACTTGCTACACAACAATCTATCAAAGCATATGTTGACGCACAAATTACAGCAGAAGACCTTGACTTCCAAGCGGACTCGGGTGGAGCATTATCAATTGACCTAGATTCAGAAACAATGACGTTTACTGGTGGAACAGGTATTGACACATCGGGATCAGGCAACGCAGTTACATTTGCAATAGATTCAACAGTGGCAACACTGACAGGTTCTCAAACACTTACAAATAAAGTTTTAACTACACCAACTATAAACGGTGCTACCATGACGGGTAACGTAACTGTTGACAACTTGACTCTAAATGATAACATAATTTCTTCAAGTTCAAATGCAGATCTAATACTTGATCCTTCAGGCACAGGAAATGTTAAATTAAACGCGGCAACAGACGTAACCGGTGCAGTAACAATTACGACAACAACAACAGATGCATCACTTTTAATCACGACGACAGAGGCCTCAAACAGTGCCGCCCCTGTAATTGAACTGAAAAGAAACAGTTCAAGTCCTGCCGACGCAGACTACATTGGAAGATTAACTTTCAAAGGAGAGAATGACGCGGACCAGGCAGTAACGTATGCAAGAATATCAGGAAAAATTTTAGATGCATCAGATGGTTCTGAAGATGGTGCCATAGAATTCAACACAATAAAAGCAGGTTCAAGCACTATTTCTGCTAGACTTAACAGCGACGAACTTAAACTATTAAACGGCACATCACTAGATGTAGCAGGATCAGTCACAATAGCAGGAGACTTGAATGTGACGGGTAGCACAACAACTGTCAACACATCAAACACTACCATTGCTGACAACATCATAGAATTAAATTCAGGAATATCTCAGTCATTGAACGATGCGGGTATCATAATAGAAAGAGGATCAACAGGCGACAATGCGGCCATACTATGGGACGAGTCAGCAGACAAGTTCATTATGGGTACGACAACTGCAACGGCAAGTGATAAGTCAGGTGGTGTCTCGGTAACGACAGGTACATTGGTTGCCAACATAGAAGGTAATGCAACAGGTAACGCGGCGACTGCCACTGCCCTTGAAACTGCAAGGAACATAGCAGGACAGAGTTTCGACGGAACAGGCAACATAACGATTGCGTCAACTGACCTATCGAATACAAGTGCTATCACACTCAACACAGCATCACAGACTTTAACAAACAAAACACTAACAAGTCCGACAATAAATTCACCTACTATTAACACACCAACAGTGCTTGGTGCAATGGTTTCGACTTCTGTCACAACTAACGACATAACAACAAATGGTTCCAACGCTGATTTAGATTTAGCACCGCAAGGCACAGGAAAAGTTAAATTTTATGGAACATATACTCTTCCAACATCGGATGGAGACAACGGACAAGCACTTGTAACAGACGGATCAGGGACACTATCTTTTGGTACAGTGGCTGATGCATCTGCCAGTGATGACAGTGCCGCAGTTGTTATATCAGACAAACGTATTACATCAACTGCGAGAACAGTAGATTCATTCCACAGCAGTTTTCAAGACAGTGTTTTGTACTATGTTGTATCAAATGATCACAACGAAGACTGTATAAACGTGCAAAAAGTTTCTGTGTGTCACAATGATTCAGGGTCATTCATAACTTCTGCAGGTGCACAATCAAAAGCGTCGGCCACAATGACGGCGTTCACAACGTCCTTAGACAATGACATGGTCAGGGTAAAGGCGGCAAGTTCAAATGCAGTTGGAGGCACATTATCTTTTTACAAATTTGGACTAGGTGATAACACATCAACAGGAACATCAGGAAATATTATTATATCACAGAATACAGATGTTGACTCGGCATCAGAATCACTGGTAAGTTTTGCTCATGCAACTTTTAGAGGTGCAAAATTGTTTATATCAATTAATAATGCTTCTAAAACAGAAGTAGGAAACGTGGAAGCCTTGGTTGTACATGACGGATCTGATGCTTATATTTTACAATATGGCGGCATACAATCAGGAAGTGATCCACTGCTTACGCTAACGGCGGCCATAGACGGAAGTAACGTTGTTGTATCAGCGGCAGGACTAGAAACAAACCTGAGAGTGACTACACATGCAATCATGTTGAAGGACACAATGGTATCAAATGACGGCACTTATGCCAATGCTGAAGCCATTGCACCAGTAACTATTTCGTCAACAGCAACAGAAATAGACACACTAGTTGAAACAACTAGCAACGGTGCAGTATACTACACAGTAAGTAAAAATGCATCAGAAGGATCTTTTGCAGTGAATGAAGTTTTCGTTGCACTTGGATCAGGAGAGATAGCAGTAGCAAGTGGTCCGTATGTGAGTACTAAAGGCACGAACCAATTGACATTCTCTACTGACTATAAAGATGACGTTGAGAACACAGGACAACTATTTGCGGCATCAACATCAGGTGCCAGTACTACTGTTAGCGCCTACAGAATTAATCTACTAGCCAAGTAATAAATACAGCACATTAACAATAATCATGCGGGAGATATGGAACCATGACAACACGTAACTTTAGAGTTAACAACGGTATTGAAGTAGGCGATATTACGATATCAGCATCTACTAACAAAATTACCGGCGGAAGCACAGCGGCACCATCGGGAGACGGTGACTTTGCAAACAAAAAATATGTTGATGATTCAATTGCGGCAGTTTCGACAACTGCGATATCGCAAGGGAACAGCAACGTAACAGTATCAGATTCTGGAACTGGATCAGTAACAACAACAGTTGACGGTAACACAGAAATGACAGTCACTGATGTGGGTGTTAGGATACACGGAAACTTAACAGTAGACGGTACACAAACAATCCTTAACACAACGACATTATCGGTTGAAGATAACATTATCGAAGTAAACAGAAACGTTTCTTCAAATTCTGGAATGCCAACATTATCAGGCTTGAAAATTAACAGAGGTGACGCATCAAGTGCCACAGAAAACGATCTTTTCTGGGTATGGGATGAATCATTTGCAGATGACGGAACAACGATCCATGGAAACTCAGGTGGTGCCTTTACAGCAGGTAGAGGACAGAACCCGGGCGACATCGATGCACTAGTAGACATCAAATGTAACGTAGTACACGCCCTAGCAACTTCGGCTCAGTACGCGGACGTTGCCGAGCGTTTCGAAGCAGACGCTCCAATGACAGCAGGCGCAGTGGTAGAAGTAGGTGGCTCAGCAGAAATCACAGAAACAACATCAGATTTATCTGAGAACGTTTTTGGTGTTATCTCTGATCAACCGGCATATGCCATGAACGCGGCGGCAGGTTCAAGTGAGACTCACCCATTTGTAGCAATGACAGGTAGAACACCAGTTAGAGTTACAGGTGCGGTAACAAAAGGTCAAAGACTTGTTACTTCAAGTATAAAAGGTTGTGCTAGAGCAGTAGCGGCAGGTGAGTCAATTTCACCTTTCAACGTTATTGGTAGAGCATTAGAAAGTTCAACAGACGCAGGTATCAAATTGGTAAACTGTGCAGTGAGAACTAACAACTAATAAATATTCATACTTTTTAGTAGAACAAAAAGGCGGCTTTCGGGTCGCCTTTTTTTTTAGGTGATAAGATCTAATATTGTCTGCAACTTTCCTTTAATTGCTTTATTATTCAGCGTGTTCTTAAGTCCCATGTGAAGATTTTTTGGCCAGCATTCAAAAGCACACCAACAATATCCGTTGTGTTCTTCATTTAATTTTGGAATAAATTCGGATTCAATTGCAATAAGATAGGTATGAAAATAAAATTTTTGGTCATTTGAAGTAAACATTTCTAGGGGAATTACTTTCTTGAATTTTGGCGTGCCGCCCACTTCTTCTTCAATTTCTCTCTTCAGTCCTTCAAAAGCACTTTCAGTAAATTTTGATTTACCACCTACCAATCCCCACAGGCCTTGGGTCTTTTTGTCGGTCCTTTGTAGAAAAAGGAAACGTTTAGTGCTTGTTGAATAGAATAGAGCACCTGAACAAATTATATTTTCTTTCATAACGTATTATAACAAAAAATTATTTAATTATCAAGGCGTTGTTGCATCAACAGATGGGTCATAGTCTACGCTACCGCCTTCTAAAACTATCGTCCAATTACCTTGTGTGTACACACCCTCGTAAGATTTTACCCATTCTGTGCCGTTGAATCTGTACTGTATGCCTGTGTTTGTATTGGTAACGTAATGTAAAGTAGAGTCTGGATGACTAGCGTCAAAGACCTTTTGCCATCTGCTTTCTGATGAATTATATTGGATAATATCACCAACACTTGCCACCAATGTCCCCCAAGTAGAACTTTGTTGAGTTGCAGTAGAGTCACCTATTTCGTCAATTATCAAATATCTATCGCCGTC